CAGTGTCCGCCGCTACAGCTATAGTGGACGCAGATACCTGTAAATTATTGCCGTCTGCAAAAACCCCGTCCACGCTTCCAAGTATTAAAACTCCTGCAGCGTCACCCCCAGCGTAGGTGCCGGAAGCTATTGTTGCTGCGACAATGACTTCTCCGGTTGCCCCGGAAGTCGCGTCAGTAACTGTAGCTCCAACCGCCACCGCAGTAGCTCCGGCAGTGAAAGACAAAGTCCAGTAAGTTGCTGCTGCAGGAGAGCTGTTCCCATCAAATCGCTCATACCCATCTATTCTTCTGTACCGCCCACCTGAGTCGCACTCAAAATTCTTGCTCGCGCTCAATGTCCCAGGGGGCTTAGAGAATACAGGTGTTACAAGATCTTCCCCACCCTTTAAAGGCAGGTACGATGTTCTTCGAGTGTTTCTCATTCTACCACCACCTGTAACTCTTCCCCAGGAGATGAGGATTTCCTGAGATTAATACTTTTCCCGGGCAGCTCAGCTGCTTCGAGATCATTCAGAAGTTCTTTATATTCTTTAGATGCGAGCTCAAAAACTGTAGGAAACTCATCATGCTCAGCATAATATATTTTTGCTCTGGCCAAAATAATCCTGTGAAATCTTGCCGGTATCGCCGACACTGTGGCATTGGCGCTCATCCGCGTTACTGCTTTCCAATAGTCCCCTGTAAATGAATAAACTTTATCCGGAGCCGGCTCAAGATTTATGTTTTTATTCGGTAACTGTACAAACCTGTCCGGGGTATCGTTTGTCTGAGTCCCCTGCCTATAAGCAGATCTCCACTCAAGATAATCAAGTTTATGGAGTTGCTGCCAATCATCAGATGTGTAATCCAGATAAATACTATTATTATCCCAGGCAGATAGATCAGAAGGTGCTGTGATCAGCCTTGTACCTGCAATTGTGTTCTCAGAATGCTGTGCCCATAAAAAGTTCCAATCAATCCAAAGAGATTGGATGTACTCATCTGCATCTGCAACCCAGTCAGCCACTTTCTTGTTCATACCGGTCTGAGCCGACACGGAGCTTATTGTATTCTGCAGCCCCAAATCGCGTATCATCTTCTGACACAATTCTAAATAGGTCATTTCAAAGCCCTCCTCAAGGCAGCGTAAACTTTATTAGGTGAGATGTTAGCTGCACACAAGGCACCGCCTGTAACCTCATCCCTGGAGCATGTGCCCCAGCCGTAGTGAAGTTTGTGGCATGGGTAACAAGGTGTCCTTGCAGGCTCCATGACAGCTGTTCTTGGCCACGTTCCTCCAAGGTTTACTTTACTCGAGTGGGACAGCAAGAGAATTTTCTCCACATCCTCGAACGCCACCGCATTAAGCACACCGGTCTCAGGACCAACAACAAGATCAACTCTTTGCGCAAGTGTGAGCGTGTCCCGGATACTCATCCGACCGGACTCACGTTTGATCCTGCTCTCGTGGCGCCATGGATCCTCAAGTATCTGACAGATCTCGTCCCCGACAAAAACTATTTTAGCGCCCTCATAATCCATAAGTGTCTGGGCAACAACCATATCTGTGTATGGCCAAGCCTTGTGCACACTGGACCCGGACAGCGACCATAATATTACAGGTCCCTCTCCTAACTCTTCCAAATACTTATCCGCTCTCAGAGCTTCAAGTTCTGTTGGGAAAAACTTTGGCTTCGGTGGGAGCGCCACGCCCGCGATGCTGTGCATCTGTGCAAAGTAGTTCCTGTTCATTCTTTTGTGCCGGGCTTTTTTAGAAATATCATATTCTTTCCTACCCGGCAGTGCAAGCAGCGCACCCTCTATACTCTCAGAGAACTGCACAAATTTATCAAACCCCTCCCGCATTTTGTCCCAGTACATCCAAAGCTCCTCGTTCGGAACCTGATCTTTCTCCTGAAGGAATACTGCGTCAATGTTTGGGTCATCTTTAATTATATTGAACCCATCAGGGGATGTATTCACGGTGACATGATACCCGTCCGCCTTAAGCTGCGGAAGTACAGAGGACATCTGGATCATATCTCCAAAACCCCCATATCTAACAACACAGACGGATTTGGCGGGCATCGTCACAAAGTCGTGCTCTTTCCATGATTTCTCAGTGTCCAAAGCTTCGACAATCATTATTCGGTCTCCATATCTTTGACCAACCTGGTTATTTTCTGGCGCGTACAGCCCCACACTTCAGCGATCTGTGTGTGAGTCATGTCCTTGCCCAGCATGGTGCGCAGTTCATCATTAGAAGGAAGATTGCTCTGAGCCAAAGTGGTTTGCGCTCGGAGAGTTATACTCGCAGAATCAGGAGGCACAGGGTTGTCCCCGGCAGCCACACCAACGACTTTACTCTCTTCAACCTCAGCGTCTTTTGCTTCCTGCAAGAATTTCTTCCTGTCCGCCTCCGCAGCAGCTTCCTCTGCAATTTTAGCTTCTTCTCTGGCATCGTCTTCCTCTTTCTGAGATAGTTTCTGATCGTTACCATCCTCGAAAACCTCCTGCCCTTCTCTGTTGTAATACTTTTCGTTCTGATTAAATATTGCACCAGGGAATGGTGGTGGGCCACAAACCTCGCCAAATGGTTTTGTTTTATCAAACATTACTCGCCTCCGCGTTTATATGTCTCTTCTTTGCCGACCGCCCGCTGCCTTACAGATGTTCTCACATCACTGCCATATTGGGGCTCTCGATCCATCGGGGTTGAATTGTAGCCCCGCTTCACATCTGCCTTTGAGAAGTCTTCTTCTTTGACCTGGGGATTGGATTCTGGCCAACCATACCCATCGTCTACTTTCACATCTCTCATATCGACCTCTTTTGTAAATGCGAGGAGCCTTGGCCCCCCGCAGTATTATTCTTTACCTGCTAAGTAATTTTGAAGTTCTTTCCACCTTTACTTGCAGACTCGCTACTTTTCTTAGGAGTTTGGTTTGCACCAGATCTCTTAAGATCAGCAGGTAGGTCCGTAGGGATAGCTTTCTTTTCGGAAAGTCCCTCTTTTGTTACATCAGCCATATTTACACCTCGTAAATTATAGTTAAATTTTTATTCTACCAAACGTACATATCTACGTAAGGAATACCCTGGCCTGTCAGCGATCCAGCTGTCTCAGCACCAAACTTAAAGTTCATCTCAACCAAAGTTCCTGAAGGGATGTCCTCGTTAAGAATAGCATTGGCATCATTATCCACATTGAAGCAGGCCTCGTCAGCAGTGGCATCTGTAATGTTAAGCTGTGCATAAGCATCATTGTCGCCGGCTGTCCCAACAAGTACTGCAGGTTCTGTGGTGTCCGCGTTGATGATCTCTGTGACCATAACTCCGACATCTACAAGCCTTGCCTTTTGGTTGTTCCCGTGCTCGTCCTTAGGAATTTTAAAAGACATTACTTCATTGGCCGCCCCACCAAAATCAAACAGTGGGAAGTTTATTCTGACCAGATGTTTATTTGAATAACTCATAAATCACCTCCTCCCTACCAAGTGTACAAGTCAATGTAAGGTATACCCTGACCTGTAACGCCTGATCCTGTTCCATTTGTGAGGTTAACTTCAATCAGTGTGCCGGCATCAATACTGGAACTTAATATAGCATCGGCGTCATTGTCAACATTGAAGCAAGCTTCATCCGCTGTTGCTGTTGTGATATTCAGCTTTCCATAAGCGTCATTGTTTGCAGCAGTACCAACCTGCACAGATCCTTCTGTCGTCAGTGTCTCAAAGACCTCAGTCGCCATAACACCGATATCCACAAGCTTCGCTTTCTGGTTGTTACCATGCTCATCTTTAGGCACCTTAAAAGACATGATCTCAGCAGCTCCGCCGCCGAAATCAAACAGCGGCAGTGTGTGCCTGATCAGTTTTTTGTTCGAATAACTCATATTTACTTCCTCCTAAAGCTCTTTTTATTAGAGCCCATTATTAGTTAATTGTTGGGCCTCCCCTATGAAAACCCAACAATATCAAGTACTTAGGCTGCAGAGTCCCAGAGGATGATACGCGCCTGGGCAGCAGCTGTGTGCACAATTCCAAAGCCAAGGAGTGCATACCATGCAACACCTTTATCACGGCCATAATCCCCGGGAAGTTTTCCACGGATTTCTTCTGGAATTGCAACGCCTTCTGCAATGGTGTCTTCACCCATAAAGTAACACCAGTTAGATTCGCCGTTGGTCCACGCAGCGGCAGCTGTTCCTGCGTCTGACGGGAGAATGTTGGTCTGCTCAATAAAACGGCACCCTTCATATCTTCCGATTTCACCGCGTTGGATGTGACCGAAGCCAGTCTCGATGTACTGTTTAATACCTTCAAGATCATTTTTAAACGCTCTGTAAGTTGAAGGTCTGGCAATTGCATAATAATCTTCTTCCATGTATGGCATATGTTTTCACACTGAGTCGCGAAGTCAGTGCCGTCAGCTGTGCTGACCGCTTTACCTTTCGGCAAAGATAAGACTATATCATCTTCTTTATCTTTTATCTTGACAGATAACACTCTTTCATTTAGAGTGGTTAAAGAAGCTACACGCTTCCAGACGCTTGTCTGTACTCCCTTACGGGATAGTCGTTGAACGTTAACATTAACTATGGAGGCTAACTTATGAAAGAAGTTACAAAAGCTTACCTTGCAGGCCTTATGGATGGTGAGGGTTGTTTTAGAATCGAAAAATTTAAAACCTCTCGCAGCCCTATCGGTGTGCAGTATCGCTGTGTTGTAGAGATCAGTATGTGTGACAGAGAGCCTTTGGAGCTTATGGCACAAGTAACTAATCGCAACTTTCAAAAAGATAAAACCTTGCCTTCTGGTAGAATTTGCTACAAACTTGTGTGGCGCAACGGGCCAGCCGCTGAGCTCATTCGTTTGCTGCTGCCCTACTTGATCTGTAAAAAAGACGAAGCGGCTTTGTGCCTCCACTATGAAGATAATGTTGCTCCCGGCAGAGGTAGAACATATACCGCCGAAGATGCTATCCTTTGTGAAAAACTTCGTTGTCAAGTTAGAGACCTCAAAAAAGTTAATGTTCTTCGCTGCTGATTGCCCATTGTACATACCAAAACTTTTTGAACTGTCACGCTTAAGCTCACGCTTTACGTTGTAGTGTTTGGTCTTTAGGGTGTCCCAGCAATTCATGCAGTTTTTCGATGGCGCTTACGCAGCCAAAGCCCCCCGATGTTGAGGGATATTTCTTTCCTTCATGGTGTCGATTATAGTTTTAACATGCTCTTTTCCAAGTGCTACGTCGTTTGTCAGTGTCGCTGTTCCGTTGGTAGTCAGCGTCACTGCAGAAGTGTTAGTTCCAGCTGTAGGCACAACTCTCAAAGGAGTCAAGTTAAACTGATCATGTGCTGCGCCGTCAAGCGCTTTTTTACAATCATTCTTCAGAACTTTATGGATAATTTCTTTTATCGGTTGTTCTGAAAGGTCATCTAAGATGCCTGTGTAAGGGACGCTGTTACCATACTCAGTAATTGTCATGGTCCCCTGTGTGATTGTAAAGTTGGTTTCAGGCATTACCTCATCTTCGGAGATCGTACCTCCTGCTGTTTCTACATCACTGTAAACATTCCAATGAAAATTGGCACCTTTGTGTCGATCTTGTGCTTCCGGGTCTTTGATGTCGCAGAATTGGCGAAACCTTAGCCCAGGCTGAACCGCAGTACGCAGCTCTTTCGAAAGTTTGTCTGAGTATGCGTATCCACCCAAACTGTTAGTTCCCCATAATTGTCCACTCATAATAAAACCTCTTTTTTATAGTGCGGGCTGCCCTCGAGCAACTCGTATACTGTTAATAATATCTGCTCTGGTCTCTTCCTTCGGGTCCTCGCCTAATGGAACTTTTCCGCCCGCTGGGGTA